GTTAAAGAGGCAGAAGCAGAGTCTGATAGCAAAGAATAATGGCTGAACGCAAAGACCGAATGGCTTTGCTAAGTAGATATAACAAACTACATCTACAAAAGTACGAAGCCAAAAGCAACATGAATCTTAATGTTGAGCAATGGGCTGCAGATGCACTTGTTGAATCTTATGGAATAGGAATATGTTATGACTTATTGGATTATTATTTTAATATTGCTTCTTCCCCCTCTTGGAATTACTTTGCATACAATGCGGAAAAAATATTGGAAGCAAAATTAGAAGTAGAGCAAGATATTAAAGAAAGACAGGAAAGAAGAAAATTAGCAAGAAGGTGGATTAGTGAATAATACAGAAGCAAAATTAATTAGTGCCGTATTAAATGATAAACAAATTCATGTTTTGCTGCAAGCCAATATTGATAATCTTTTAAGAACTCACAATGACGTATGGAATTTTATTAGATTATATTCAGAAAACAACCAATCAGTTCCACCAGCATCTTTAGTAGTAGAAAAATTTAGAGATTTTGTTCCAGTAGATGGCGTTGGAGCAACAAAACATCACCTTGAAGAACTACAAGCAGAATATTTAAATGATAGCCTAAAAGATATTTTGCGTAATGCAGCATCTGAAGTTCAGGTTGGTAACGGTTCAAATGCCCTTGAACATTTAATTACAAAGACATCAGAGTTAAAAAAGAATACTGCTGCAATTAGAGATATTGAAGTTACGGATTTAGACTCAGCAGTTGCATATTTTGAAAATGTAAAGAAAATGCAAGATCTTGGACACATTGGTATTAAAACAGGTTTGCCAGGATTTGATAATTATTTGCCTTCTGGAATTATGCCAGGACAACTTGGCGTGTTTTTAGCATACCCAGGTATTGGTAAATCTTGGCTAGCACTATATTTCGCAGTACAAGCATGGAAACAGGGTCGCAGTCCACTTGTTATAAGTCTTGAAATGTCTGAAACGGAAGTTCGTAATCGTGTATTTGCAATCATGGGCGAAGGCTTATGGTCTCACCGCAAACTTAGCAATGGAGAAGTAGAAATTGATATGCTTAAAAAATGGCATGCTGAAAAGTTAGCGGGTAAACCAGAATTTCATATCATCTCAAATGATAATGGTGGAGATGTAACTCCATCTGTTATACGTGGAAAAATTGATCAATATAGACCAGACTTTGTTATTGTAGACTATCTACAACTTATGTCTCCAAACCAAAAGTCTGATAATGAAACAGTACGCATGAAAAACTTATCTCGTGAACTTAAACTAATGTCAATTAGTGAAGAAGTTCCTATTATTGCTATTTCTTCTGCTACGCCTGATGACGTTAAAGATCTTTCTACACCGCCAACTCTAGGACAGACTGCATGGTCTAGACAGATTGCATACGATGCTGACTGGGTTATGGCACTTGGTCGTGCTACGAATAGTGATATTATTGAGTGTGTATTTAGAAAAAATAGAAATGGTTTTATGGGGGACTTTTTAGTTCAAGTAGATTTTGATAGAGGATATTACCGTTATAAGGACTTTGAAGATGGTAAATAAAGATTCATATACAGCAGAACAGGTTAAGCGTGTTTTAACTGGCGCAGGCATTGATATTGAAGCAGAATATGGAACTGACTATATTATTTTTTGTCCATATCACAACAATAATAGAACTCCTGCTGGAGAAGTATCAAAAGATCATGGAATGTTTTTTTGTTTTGGATGTCAGACTACAAAAACTTTAATTGAGTTTGTAATGCATACATCTAATAGAACATATTTTGAAGCAGTCAGATATATAAAAAGTAAAGAACAAAATAACAACATTGAAGAATCTATAAACAGGGCACTAATAAATAAACCAGAGTTTGTTCAGTACGATGAGTTATTAATTAAAAGATTAAATAATCAAGCATTAGAATCTCCTAGAGCAATTAGATATTTTGAAGGAAGAAAAATTACTAATGAATCAATAAGTAAATTTAGTCTTGGATATTCTGAAAAACAAGATTCTGTAACTATCCCAATCCACTCTCCAGATGGAATGTGTATAGGATTTGTTGCTAGAACCGTTGAGGGTAAAGAGTTTAAAAATACTCCAGGTTTACCAAAAGGCAAAGTTCTTTTTAATTTGCATAGAGTTAAAACATCAAATATAGTTTATGTTGTAGAATCATCTTTTGACGCAATCAGATTAGATCAAGTAGGTTTCCCTGCCGTTGCTACGTTAGGGGCTAATGTTTCTGCAGCACAGATAAGGCTATTAGAAAAGTATTTTAATAGTATTGTTTTAATTGCAGATAACGATGATGCAGGAATGATAATGAGAGATAAGTTAGTTGAAAAACTTGGACCAGTTGTCACTTCTGTATATATAGATAAAAAATATAAGGATATAGGCGATATGGATGATACTGCAATTAAAAAACTGGAGTTTCAGTTTGACAATTCTATCATCGGTATGCTAGAATAGAAAAAGATGACTAAAAAAAATAAAGCAAAAAAGAATCATATGCAGTGGATTGTAGCCCTTAAAACAATGGGTCACAAAAAGTATTGGACAAAAGCCAATACAGTTGAATTTTTTGCCTTTGTTGCAAAAGGAATAATTATTATTCCAGGTCTTTTATTTGATATTAGTATATGGTGGCTTTACATCTTTGCTTTAGTGTCAAGTTTAGGATTAATCTGGTCATCAACAGTAAAAACTATACCAACCTTAATTTGGTTTAACATACTTTGGAGCATTCTTGCTTCTATATTTATATTAAAACATTTTGGGCTAGTACTATAAAATAAAAACAAGGAGAAAAAAATAATATGACTATTGTAAAGGGACTAAAAAACATTAATGCCCTAGTTGACAAACCAAAATATGATGAAAACTCACCAAAGGTAAGATGGTTAAAACTTGCCGATGGACAATCAGCAAAAATTAGATTTGTTGAAGAACTAGACGAAGATTCTGCAAATTATAATCCTGAAAGAGGATTAGCATTAGTTGTAAAAGAGCATGTAAATCCAAAAGATTATAAACGCAAAGCCGTAGACACAATGGAGTCAGAAGGTCGTGACTGGGCAGAAGAAATGCATCGTAAAGATCCAAAGGCTGGCTGGAGAGCACGTCTTCGTTTTTACTGCAATGTTTTAGTAGACGACGGTATTGAAGCACCATATACTGCTATTTGGTCAATGGGTGTTAGCAAGCAATCAGCATTTAATACAATTCGTGAATATGCTCTTGAAACAGGCAGCATATCAAACGTAAACTGGAAATTAAAACGTAATGGCCAAGGTACTGAAACAAGTTATACATTAATTCCATCTGCACCAGATACAGAGCCGTATGACTGGTCAGCAATTAAGCCTTATCCACTTGAGTTAGCATTAAAGAAAATTCCTTATGCTGAACAAGAAGCATTCTATTTGGGGTTTGATACTCCATCTTTAACTTCATCAACCAACGCAGATTGGTAAGATGAGTTACGTAGGCTTACACGTACACACTCATTACTCATTATTTGATGGTGTTGCTACTCCAGAAGAATATGTAGACCGAGCAGTTGAACTTGGTATGCCAGCACTGGCTATCACAGATCACGGAACCTTATCTGGGCATCGGGAACTGTACCGAATTGCAAAAGCAAAAAGTGTAAAGCCAATTCTAGGTCTAGAAGGATATATGTGTGCAGATATATCTGATAAAAGAGATAAGTCTGAAAGAGAAGGTCAACAAGATCTTGTCTATAATCATATTATCCTTCTAGCCAAGAACCAAAAAGGTTTAGAAAATCTTAATAAAATTAGTGAAATTGCATGGACAGATGGATTCTTTAAAAAACCAAGATTTGATTTTGCAATATTGCAAAAATATAAAGAAGGCATAATTGTAACATCTGCTTGTCCAAGTAGTGTTTTGGTTAAAGCACTAGAAGAGCAAGAGTTTGCTGTTGCCAAAAAACATATAAAGTGGTTTAAAGATAACTTTGGTAGTGATTATTATATTGAAGTAATGCCACATAATACCCCCGAAATAAATAAATCTTTACTTGAACTTGCAGATGAATTTAATATAAAGGCTGTTGTAACACCAGATTGTCATCACTCAGATACTTCTCAAAGAGAAATACAAGAGTTTAAATTACTTTTAAATACACACGCAAAAATTAATAAAGAATCGTCATATGAAAAATCTAAAAAGAAAAAAGATATGATGGAAAGACTTGACTATCTTTACGGAGAAGATAGACAAATTACTTTTAATAAGTTTGACATACATCTTTTATCATACGAAGAAATAAAGGCTGCTATGGAAAAACAGGGTATTGATAGAGAAGACATTTACTCAAATACACTACTACTAGCAAACACAATAGAAGATTATAATATTCAGGATGGCTTAAATCTTCTTCCAGTTCAATATAAAAATCCAGATCAGGAGTTAGCAAACCTAGCATTTGCAGGTCTTGAAAAATATAAACTTAATAGCAATTGGCTTGGCAATGATATATATGAGCAAAGACTTGATGAAGAGTTAGAAATTATTCGTAATAAAAAATTTGCACCATATTTTCTTGTAGTAAGCAATATGATTAACTGGGCAAAGAAAGAGGGAATTCTTGTAGGTCCAGGTCGTGGATCATCTGCTGGCTCTTTAGTTTGTTACTTACTTGGTATTACAACAATTGATCCAATACAACATGGTTTATTGTTTTTCCGTTTTATTAATCCAGAGCGTAATGACTTTCCAGATATTGATACAGACATTCAAGATACACGTCGTGACGAAGTAAAAGATTATTTAGTTAGACAATATAGGCATGTTGCTTCTATTGCAACCTTTTTAGAATTTAAAGATAAAGGTGTTGTAAGAGATGTTGCAAGAATATTAGATATTCCATTAACAGATGTTAATAAAGTTTTAAAACTAGTTGACACTTGGGATGAATTTTGTAGATCAAAAACCACAGAATGGTTTAGAGAGAAATATCCAGAGGTAGAAATTTATGGGGAACAATTACGAGGTCGTATTAGGGGTACTGGTATTCATGCTGCTGGTGTGGTTACTAGTAAGGATCCAATATTTAGGTTTGCGCCATTGGAAACTCGTTCTTCTCCTGGATCCGATAGTCGCATACCTGTGGTTGGTGTTGATATGGAAGAGGCTGAAACGATTGGCCTTATTAAGATTGATGCGCTTGGTTTAAAAACATTAAGCGTAATTCAAGATGCAATTGCAATGATAAAAGAAAATCACTACAAAGAAATAGATTTATTATCTTTAGATTTATCAGATCCTAAAGTTTATGAGATGCTTTCAGACGGGTATACAAAAGGCGTATTTCAATGTGAAGCAACACCATATACAAACCTATTAGTTAAGATGGGCGTAAAAAACTTTAATGAACTTGCAGCATCAAATGCCCTTGTTCGTCCAGGAGCCATGAACACTATTGGTAAAGACTATATTGCTCGTAAACATGGTAAACAAAATGTTTCATATACCCATCAAATTATGAAAGAATTTACTGATGATACATATGGGTGTATTCTATATCAGGAACAGGTTATGCAGGCTTGCGTTTATCTTGGTGGGATGACAATGGCAGAGGCAGACAAAGTAAGAAAGATTATTGGTAAAAAGAAAGATGCAAAAGAGTTCAATATTTTTCAAGACAGGTTTGTTGCTGGGGCGAGCAAGTTCATCTCTCCTAATCAAGCCCTTGATCTATGGCATGACTTTGAAGCGCATGCGGGTTATTCGTTCAACAAGTCTCATGCGGTTGCTTATTCTACGCTCTCGTATTGGACGGCGTGGTTAAAATATTATTATCCGCTTGAGTTTATGTTTGCTCTTCTTAAAAATGAAAAAGATAAAGATGGTCGTACAGAATATTTGATTGAAGCAAAGCGTATGGGAATTTCAATTAAACTTCCTCATATTAATGATTCTGATTTAGATTTTAAAATTGAAGGTAAAGGAATTCGTTTTGGTCTTACTGGAATTAAGTTTATTTCAGATAATATTGCACAAAAATATATTAGTGCAAGACCATTTAACAATTATAAAGATTTAGAGGAGTTTACATTTACAAAAGGTAATGGAGTAAATAGCAGAGCATTAAATGCTTTAAAAGTAATTGGTGCAGCAACCTTTCCAGATAATCCTAGAAATGATGCAGAGATTAAAGAAAATATTTATGAGTATTTAAATCTTCCAGAGTTTAATATAACAATACCTTCACACTATTATGCATTTATTCAAGATGTTTGTGACTTTGAAGAAAAGGGTTCATTTATTTTATTAGGAATGGCTAAAGCAATTAAACGAGGAAAAGGATGGTCAAGAGTTGAAATTTTGGACAAGACTGGGTCTGTTGGTATATTTGATGATGAAAGTACCACTATTGAAACTGGTCGTACTTATATTATTCTTGCTAATGATAACAGGATTGTATCTGCAGTTCCTGTGGATGAAATAAAGGGATCTTCAAATGCATTAATTAAGTTTTTAAGTTATAAGCAACTTCCTTATAAAGAAGATGAAATGTTTGTTGTATCTTTTAAATCAAGAATTACAAAGACTGGTAAAAAGATGGCTTCACTTACATTAGCAGATACTTCACGAGATCTGCATTCAGTCACAGTATTTCCAACAGCATTTCCAAAAGCGTATATGCATGTTCAAGAAGGAAATGCTTACAAATTTAGTTTTGGTAAAACCAAAGATGGAACAGTTATAATGGAGGATGTAAATGTCAGTTAGCGTAGAAGATGTATTATCACAGTTAGACCCAAGAATACGCAAGCGTTTAGGTACAGGTGAGGGTGTTACATTTGAGTATCAGCCAACCCCAAGTTTTGGATTAAACCGTGCACTAGGGGGTGGGCTACCATATGGACGTCAAGTTTTAATTTGGGGAAGTAAGTCTTCTGCTAAATCATCTATGTGTTTGCAGATGATTGCTTTAGCACAAAAAGAAGGTAAAATCTGCGCTTGGATTGATTCTGAAATGTCATACTCTGAAGATTGGGCTAAAAAACTTGGAGTAGATCCAACAAAACTTATTTATTCACAGGCAAGAACTATTAGCGATATGGTGGATGTTGGTGTTGGATTAATGAATGCTGGAGTTGATTTAATTGTTGTTGATTCAATTACTTCTTTACTTCCTGCTATTTATTTTGAAAAAGATTCAGATGAAATGAAGGCTCTTGAAAATACTAAACAAATTGGTGCAGAGTCTAGAGACTTTAGTAATGCCTGGAAAATGCTTAATTATGCAAATAATAAAGTAAAGCCAACATTATTAGTTTTAATATCTCAATCTAGAAATAATATTAATGCTATGTATACTAGCCAACAGCCATCTGGTGGTCAGGCTACAAAATTTTATTCATCTTGCGTTATAAAATTGTTTTCTTCTGAATCAGACAATCAAGCAATTAAAGGAAAGATTAAAATAGGAGACAAACTAATTGAAGAAAAAACTGGTAGAAAAATTCGTTGGGAACTACAATTTTCTAAAACTTCTCCAGGTTTCCAATCTGGTGAGTATGATTTTTATTTTAGAGGTGATGATCTTGGTGTTGATGCAATAGGAGATTTAGTTGATACTGCCGAAACAATGGGTCTAGTTAATAGGACTGGTGCCTGGTATCAGTTAGATGACGGAACTAAAGTCCAAGGTCGTGATGGTTTTATTAATCGTGTTAAAGAAGATTTAGACTTACAAGAACAACTTAAGAAAAAAATAATTAATGCTTGAATCTAAATTTTCAACATATCCTGGCAAATGGCCTTGTAAAACTTGTCAAGAAGTTGTAACAACCTTAAGATATTGGAAAGAAACTGGAAATGCAACTTGGATGTGCTCACAAAAACATATTTCAAAGGTTGATTTAATTCCTCCTAAAAAAAGAAAAAAGGACTTTATTAATGAGTGAAAAAAATGAGTCAAAAAGAATAGGAGCAAAACAACATAAAAATTCGGGTCGTAACACTAAAAAAGGTGATGCAACTTGGAGAAACTTTGTTGTTGATTTTAAAGAAGCCGAAAAATCATTTACTTTAAATAAAGATGTTTGGGCTAAGGTAGTTACTGACTCAATCCAGGCGGATAGAGACAAATCTCCAGCAATTATTGTCATACTTGGAGAAGGCAATACAAAGGTAAGACTTGCTATAATTGAAATGAGTATGCTAGAACAATTAACAGAAGGGGAAATAAATGACTAATGAGGTACCGCAAAAAACAACTTTAGATATGGTAAATGGTTTGACAGAAATTGCAGATTATATGCAAGATGAAGAACTTACTACAGCCTTAACCATGATTGCAAAAATTATTATTAAACCTGATATTCCACTTCAAGTTGCTAGTATGGAGATTGTACGACTTCAAGCCATTGCTGCAAAAATGTCATTTAAAGCAACTTGGATGGCCAATGTTGATAAGTCGGATAGGGCAAAGAAAAACATATATTTCACGGCAGCCCAAGCAATTAACGATTTGGTATCAGCGCTTAAATACATAATGCGCTAACCTGCTATACTTATATAAACAAGGGATAAAAATGGCTAAAAACTTATTAAAACAGATTATGGTTAAAGATACTAAAAAGAACGTTAAAAATAGTAAAGAGGATGAAAGTTTTGTTGAAGGTTTGGTAGATGCTATTAACTCTGGATATCTTACTAAAACAAAACCAAAGTTTACAAAGAAAAATAATTTTTCTGCATCTGGAATAACTTATGGTGCTGGAGAATGTCCAAGATATTGGTACTTAGGGTTTGAAGGTCAAATATTTTATGATAATTCAGATGCTTTTGGTGTAGCAAATAGAACACAAGGAACTTTAGGACATGAAAGAATTCAAGAAGCAATAGAGGCCTCTGGCCTACTTGCACAAGATATGGAGTTTGATCCACTACCAAGAAAATATAACAAACAAACTCATCCAGCAATGGAATTTAGAGTTAAAACTGACGATCCGCCGTTTGATGGATATGGCGACGTAATGCTTGATTATAAAGGTGAAAGACTTGTTGGTGAAATAAAAACAATGCCAAACGATGGATTTCAATATAAAAAAATAAGTAGACGACCTAAAATGGCACATCTAATGCAATTATTAATGTACATGAAAGTTTTAAAAATTCGTAAAGGTGTTATGATTTATGAAAATAAAAATAATCACGAATTGCTTACTTTGCCTGTAGTAGTAAATGATCATTATCGTAATTGGGTAGAGCAAGCATTTGAATGGATGAGAATAGTTTATAAGAATTGGCAAGATAAACAATTGCCAGAAATTCCATATCGCTCAAATTCAAAAATTTGTAAAGTCTGTCCTATTCAAAAAGCATGCGCTGAAGCGGGTACAGGAACAATAAAAATTAAACCACTAGTATTATTAAAGGATGAAGAGGATTCATTAATGTGAGACTATGTGAAAGATGCGAGACCCTGTTTAAACCAAAAGTAAGTTATCAAATCTATTGTGGAGATGTTTGCAGAGAGCAGGCAACTAAAATAAAGATAGCCGAAAGGTATCAAATAGTTCGCAGACAAAGAAGAAAAGGAAAAAAAAGACTTTGCCTTGGTGGTTGTGGAGAACAGTTATCAATATATAATGACTCTGGTTTTTGCCCTAACTGTAATGTAAATAAAAAAGAAGTAGACAAAATGTTAAAACAAATAAAAGGATTTATTGATTATGAACAACAGTGGTAATCCAAAAACAATTTGTGCTATTGATGCAAGCACCAACAGCCTTGCTTTTGCTATTTTTAATAATAACACTTTAGGAAGTATTGGTAAAATTAAGTTTGATGGAAAAACAAATTATGAAAAAGTTATGGACGCTTGTGCTAAAACAAAAGCATTTTTTGAATATTATGGTGGATTTGAAGCAATTGTAATTGAGCACACGGTATTTATGAATAGTCCTAAAACTGCTGCAGATTTAGCATTAGTGCAAGGTGCATTATTAGGTGCAGCAGGGTTAACTGGAACACAAGTTATAGGAACTGTAGCGCCAATAACTTGGCAAAATTATTTAGGAAACAAAAAAATAACAAAAGAAGAACAAGTTATAATTAGATCAAAAAATCCTGGAAAGTCAGACTCTTGGTATAGAACATATGAAAGACAAATTAGAAAAGAAAGGACTATAAAACTAATTGAAATCAATTATAATAAAATTATTAACGATAATGACGTTGCTGACGCTTGTGGTATCGGTCATTGGGCTATTAATAATTGGAGTAAAGCAATGAAGATTGAAGAATAATGCCAGAACTAAACGCTAATATTCCACCAATTGAATGCTATGTTCGTGGTAATTTTTTAAGAAATCAACTTGATAGTCATGACAAATATTATCCTTGTGTAATTTTTGGAGTTTCAAGTGTGCAAAACCGTAGCCCATTATTTCATTTTTTAATGGAAGATGGCGGTATCTGGTGGAGAATGCCTATTAATGCTTTTTGTACTAAACCAGATGTGGCGGAAGAAGATCTTCATAATCTTGTTTTATGGAATTCGTTTAGTCCTTTTATAACTGTAACTAAATTTGCTAACCTTGCAAACATACGCATGACCTACATTGATAGAACAAAAACAAAAATTTCTGGTAAATATTTATTTACTCTTGATTGGCACAACCCTGATTCTAATAGACTTGACGATGGCTATTCAGAAAATCCAGGGCAACATAAATGTGGTCATGTGATACAAAGAGATGATGGAAACTTTGCAATACAGCCAAATAACCGTGTTTTTGCTTTAGAGCCTTCATTTACTACAAAGCCAGGAGAGCCATTAATAAATCGTCTAATAAATACCTATAAGTGGGATGTAGAAGATGCTTCTAAATGGATAACTGAAGACTCTGATAGTTATTTTTATGATATTATAAATAAAGAAACAGAAATTGACAAATAATATTATGACTGCTAAACTATATACAAGCGAGGCTTGGCTCCGTAAAAGGTTTGTTATGGACAAAAGGTCTCCACAAGATATTGCTAAGGAATGTGGAACTAGTGTTGAAACTATCTATGTATACCTTGCAAAATTTGGACTAAGGAAGTCAAAACGATGAAGCCAGTTCCAGTATACAAAGACATTGATCACTTTGTTTATAATGACTTGTATCTTCATTCATTATCTGCTCCATCTGGTAATGAAATATTAATGAATTGTTTAGGAATTGCACAAATGTTAATTGAAAAAAATATTTCATATGGAGATTCTGCATTAGATCCAGTAAGAATTTTTAGTAAGGCAAATCCAATAGAACAACTTCATGTCAGAATAGACGATAAATTAAGTCGTCTAATGAAGGGCACTGGCATGGTCGGAGATAATGATATTGATGACTTAATTGGATATTTAATTTTATTAAAAGTAGCAAAGGAAAAACATGTCAACTGAAACAGAATTAATTCAACATCTTGACGAAGTAAATAAAGTTGTTGCAGAATATCTTAAAGGTCAAGATCCTACAAAAATTTCTAAAGACTTGGACATGCCAAGAACTCGTGTTGTTGCATTAATTAATGAGTGGAAGGTTATGGCATCTGCCAATGACGCTATTCGTGCTCGTGCTAAAGAAGCCCTTGCTGGTGCAGATGCACACTATAGTAAATTAATTACAAAGTCTTATGAAGTTATTGATGAAGCATCAATGACAAATAATCTTAGTGCAAAAACTCAAGCAATTAAACTAGTTATGGATATTGAAAAGTCTAGAATTGAAATGTTACAAAAGGCTGGGCTATTAGAAAATAAAGAACTTGCAGAAGAAATGATTCAAATTGAAAGAAGACAAGAAGTTTTAGTTGAAATACTTAGAGATATTGCTTCAAGTCATCCAGAAGTACGTGATTTAATTATGCAACGTCTTTCTCAGATTGCTAAAGAAGGAGAAGTGATTACAATTGTCCACGATGTTCAATGATTTTCTTGAGGTATTAAAAGAAAATCAATTTGAAGAAAAACCAGTAGACGCAAAAACTTTTGTTGAGTCTTCTGACTATTTAGGGCAGCCACCATTATCCTCAATTCAATATGACATTGTAGAAGCAATGAGTCAAATATATAAAAAAGAAGATTTACAAGAACTGTATGGATCTGTAGAGGGGGCAAGGTATTATGATAAATATACTAAAAATGAGATTATCTTACAGTTGGGCAAGGGCTCTGGTAAAGACTTTACCTCTACTGTTGCTTGTGCTTATATTGTTTACAAGTTATTATGTCTTAAAGATCCTGCAAGATATTTCGGAAAGCCAAGTGGAGATGCAATAGATTTAATTAACGTTGCTATTAACGCACAACAAGCAAAAAATGTTTTCTTTAAAGGTTTTAAAACAAAGATTGAAAAGTCACCATGGTTTGCTGGCAAATATAATGCTAAGGCAGATTCTGTAGAGTTTGATAAATCAATTACGGTTTATTCTGGTCACTCTGAAAGAGAGTCTCACGAAGGCTTAAACTTATTGCTTGCAGTGCTTGACGAGATTTCTGGTTTTGCATCTGAGGTTGGCACTGGTAATGAGCAAGGTAAGACTGCAGAAAATATTTATAAAGCATTTCGTGGATCCGTAGATTCTCGTTTTCCAGATTTAGGAAAGGTAGTTTTACTTTCTTTCCCACGATATCAAGGAGATTTTATTTCTAAAAGATATGAAGATGTAATTGCAGAAAAAGAAACAGTAGAAAAAAAACATATTTTTATTATGAATGAAGACTTACCACATGATGACCCAAATAATCAATTTGAAATTAGTTGGGAAGAAGATAATATTATTTCTTATAAGGTTCCAAAAATTTTGGCTTTTAAAAGACCAACTTGGGAAGTAAATCCTACTCGTAAAATAGATGATTTTAAATTAGCATTTTATACAGATTTAGGTGATGCAATGATGCGTTTTGCATGCATGCCAACATTTGCATCTGACGCATTTTTTAAACAAAAAGATAAATTAGAAAAATGTATGAATACTAGAAATCCACTAGACTCTTTTAGAAGGTTTGATGAAACATTTAAACCAGATCCAGAAAAAACATATTATATCCATGCAGACCTTGCACAAAAGCATGACAAGTGTGCTGTTGCTATTGCCCACGTTGATAAGTGGGTTAACATTCAGGTTATTAAAGATTATGAACAGGTAGCCCCCATTGTTGTTGTTGATGCCGTTGCTTGGTGGGAGCCAAGGGCAGAGGGACCAGTAAATTTATCTGAAGTAAAACAATGGATTATTAACTTACGTAGAGAAGGATTTAACATAGGTATGGTTTCTTTTGACCGTTGGCAGTCATTTGATATTCAAAATGAATTACAGGCTGTTGGAATTAAAACAGAAACTGTATCGGTTGCTAAAAAACATTATGAAGACTTGGCTATGATGATTTATGAAGAGCGTGTTGCTATCCCAATGATTCCAATTTTACTAGAAGAAATGTCAGAATTAAAAATAATGAAGGGAAATAGAGTTGACCATCCCCGTAAAAAGTCAAAAGACTTGGCTGATGCTGTATGTGGGGCGGTATTTGGAGCAATATCTCATACACAGAAGAATAAT